TAATCTTGGAATGAAAGATAAAAAATATTTAGATATGTTTTATCAAGAAGCCAATAAATTGTCATCTGAAATTAAAGGTTATACAAATGTTATTTTACGAGGACCAAATGCAGTTCCAATTGAAATGTCAATTGAACCTATACAAGATGCCTCCGGGGAAGCATTTGTAATTCGTCCTATACGAGATGAGAGTCAAAATTTAACATATGTTAATGCTGAGTTGCGACGATTAAAATATGTTAGAAATCCATTAGAGTTAGAACAAGATATGGCAGCAGCTGTTGCTGCAATTATTAACGATGTAACATACATTGTATTTCGCCCTAATCGAATTAATGTTACGCAAGATTTACGTTATGCAGCAACAGATGCTGGCAAGATACGTATTGTAGAAAAAACTATTATACCAGACGATATTGATGATATCGAAGAATCCATTGAGGACCAATATTGAAAACACAATTACTTTGCACTTTTGCACATAGATCCGATTTAAATATTATAACAGAATACATACAGCAAAGTTATGTGATTCCAGAACGCAGAATATTCATATTTGCAAATGCAGAATCTGGCGATAATTTATATTGCACATATAATGCTGATGCTGGAACGCAAAGGGGTCAGAATACAATAAGCATCCACCGTAAAAAAGAAACCAACACATTGTATACAGTTAATGCGTTGAATGAAATTATTCGATCAGTTAACAATGGTGTATTAGACAGAACATTCCAATTGGATTGGAGCATTTATCAAAATTCATTTATCTTAACCGACGACTCTGGTTACCGTGTTATTGATTTAGTATTTTTCAAGAAAATTTCTTGGCGTTGATATTTATTATAGTATAAGGATATTATGATCAAATTAAAAAATTTATTAGCAGAAAGCGAAGAATCAGATAAACGATTTGCTGAATATGTTTATGAAAGTTATTTAGAAGATGCACCTGAATCATTTAGCGCAGCATACGTTGCATATTTGATAATGATGGATACTGATTCTAAAATTTCACCTAGATACATTAAAAATGTCATAAAAAAATACTATAACATTGATTTAAAATAAAAACAAAAAAACTTAACTAATTACTTTGATTTACCCCATTAATTATCTATATTATAATTAATAATTTATATTTTTATTTACTTAATTAACAAAGGAGCACTTATGGCACTTAACCTCGACGCTATCAAAGCGAAGTTGAATCAGTTAAACAAATCTGATGACAAAAAACAAAATTTGTGGAAACCTGAAGCAGGCAAAACGCGAGTAAGAATCGTACCTTACGTTCATCGCAAAGAAAATCCATTCTTAGAACTTTATTTTCATTACGACATCGGTAAAAGATCTATGCTATCACCAATTTCATTTGGTAATGCAGATCCAATCGTTGAGTTTGCAGATAAACTTAAAAAGACCGGCGACAAAGATGAATGGCTAATGGGTCGTAAAATTGAGCCGAAAATGCGTACATATGTACCTGTAATCGTCCGCGGAAAAGAATCTGAAGGAGTTAAATTTTGGGGCTTTGGTAAACAAATTTACACTGAGCTTTTATCTATTATCTCTGATGCAGATTATGGCGATATTACCGACTTAATGAATGGTCGTGATATTGACGTAGAATTTACACCAGCAGAGGGTGGTGCTTTCCCTAAGACAGCAATTCGTGTAAAACCGAATACCCAACCAGCAACTGATGATAAATCGGTTGCAGAAAAAATCATGAATCAACCTGTAATTACGGACATCTTCCCAGAACCAACTTATGAGGAATTGGAAAATGCTCTTAAAGAATGGATGAATCCAGAAAATGCTGATTCAGATGTAGAAGAAGAAACTTCAGCACCAGCACCAGCAAAAGCAGCTGCTAAATCGACACCTCCTGTTACTAAAACGGAAGATGTTGCCTCAGCATTCAACGATTTATTCAATTAATTTAGGAGTCAATTATGGCAAAGGGTAAAAGTAAACTGGAAGTAGTAGACAGTTTAGCAAATACATTGGCGGATAGCATCAACAAGCAATTTAAAGGTACTGCATTGAAATCTGCATACTTTTTAGATGGCGATGATGATTCTCCGAGTAATGTATCAGAATGGATTTCATCTGGATGCTCGATGCTTGATTTAGCAATTTCAAACCGTCCCCATGGAGGCTTTCCTGTGGGACGGATCACTGAAGTTACCGGATTAGAAGCATCAGGTAAATCATTATTAGCAGCACATACATTAGCTGAAACACAGAAAAAAGGCGGATTAGCAGTATATATTGATACTGAGTCAGCAACAAGCTCTGAGTTCCTAACTGCAATTGGTGTTGATTTGAAAACAATGCTTTATGTCCCATTAGAAACAATTGAAGAAATATTTGAAACTATTGAAACAATTGTTGAAGGAGTCCGTAAATCAGATAAAGACCGTTTAGTTACAATTGTAGTAGACTCAATAATGGGTGCATCTACAAAAATTGAAATGTCAGCTGAATATGATAAAGATGGTTATGCAACCTCAAAATCAATCATCTTATCAAAGGCAATGCGTAAAGTAACTAACTGGATTGCACGAGAAAGAATTTGTTTGATATTCACTAATCAGTTAAGAACTAAATTAGGTGTATCATTTGGAGATTCTTGGACCACATCTGGTGGTAAAGCAATTCCATTTCACGCATCAGTTCGTCTTCGTTTGAAAAACACCGGGATGATTAAAGCTAAGGTTAATGGAGTAGAACAAGTTGTAGGAAGTAAAACAAATGTACAGGTAGTCAAAAACCGTATGGGTCCACCTCACCGAAAAATAGATTATGACATCTATTATGATAGTGGGATTGACAACTGGGGTGGTTGGTTAGCTATCATGAAGAATTTTGATTTAGTCAAACAAGCAGGAGCTCATTATACAATGGAAGACATTGATATGAACACCGGTGAGACATTTGGCGAAATTAAATTTCAAAGCAAAAACTTTATTGAAAAGGTGATTAATCACCAGGAGATTAAAGAACGGTTATATCAAAGAATCTGCGATGCTTATATATTCAAATATCAAGCCGGCGTTGACGGTGGTATTGATGATGTAATTGTAACAGATGAATTCATCGATGAAGAAGGATAGATGAATAAGTATCAGCAGTTATTTAAAGAGTTACAAAAAGAACGTAGTTTAGCTCCGTCTAGCGTCAATGATCATATCATGGTGTTAGACGGGTTAAACACCTTCATCAGAGCATTTGGCGCAACGCCTGCCTATAATGAAGATGGTGACCACATCGGCGGAATTACTGGATTTCTTTATTCAGTAGGAAAAGTTGTCAGAGACTTTAAACCAACCCGATTAGTTATTATATTCGACGGTAGGGGTGGCTCTGCTCGACGCAAAACAATTTACGGTGATTATAAAGCAAATAGAGCTAATAAAACCAAATTGCGTAGACACGATCATCATGATACATCAATTGATGACGAACAAGAATCAATGCGACACCAATTCAGTCGTTTAGTTTCTTACCTGGATTGCTTACCGGTTACATTTATGGCTATGGATGGCATTGAAGCAGATGATGCAATTGCATATTTAGCTCAAATGTATGAAACGGAATGCAAAAAAATTACAATTGTATCTACGGATAGAGACTTCTATCAATTGGTAGACGAACGAATTCAAGTTTGGTCTCCAATCAAAAAGAAAATGTATGATGTTGATGCAGTAAAAGAAGAATTTGGAGTTCATCCAAATAATATGGTATTGTATCGAGCATTTACCGGAGATAAGTCAGATAATATTCCAGGAGTTATGGGAATAGGACCAAAAACTATATTAAAATTAGTTCCTGAATTAGTTGATTCTAAGGAATTAACTTTAGATGAATTATTTGAAAAAAGTTCTAACTGTTTAAATGAATCTAAATCATATCAAAAGATTTTAGACAATTCTAAGATATTAGAACAAAATCATAGATTGATGGATTTAAAGGCATTAGACTTTCCAGCTCAAACTGCAAGTAAAATCCGCGGCATAATTGAACAACCTATATCAGATTTAAACCGATCTGAGTTCCAGCGCTTATTCTATGAAGATAAGATGTGGGCAATCATGAAAAATTTACCAGATTGGTTGAATAATACATGGTTATCATTAGCAGCATTTGCTAAACAAACACATAAATAACTTTGATTCTACAATCAATTTCATTATAATGATTATATGACCGACAAATTAAATGAATACGGATACGGCTTTCAGGTGAAAGTGTTAGCCGCAATGTTTACCGATAGATTATTTTTACAACAAATTGCAGATATTATTCAAACTGATTATTTCGAATCAGATGCAAATAGTTGGTTATTAGATGTGATTGTAATACATTTTCGAGAATATAAATGTCCACCATCAAAAGATGTATTAAAGGTTAAAGTAACTGAGATTGATAATGATATTTTAAAAACTGCAGTATTAGAACAACTCAAAGAAGTGTTCCGATATATGGAGTCAGATGATTTATCATTTGTTAAAGATGAAATTTTAAAGTTCTGCAAGAATCAAGAAATCAAACGAGCAATTATGGACTCGGTTAGTTTACTCAAAATGGGTAACTATGACGAAATAAAAAGCAAAATTGATGGTGCTATGAAAGCTGGCGCTGATACTAATATCGGATTAGAATATAAAGCAAATATTTCAGCCCGATATGCAGAAGCTTCTAGACATACAATTACAACTGGGTGGGATGTTATTGATGATTTAATGGACGGCGGCTTAGCCCCAGGAGAATTAGGCGTAGTAATGGCACCAGCAGGTATTGGTAAATCATGGATGCTTATCAATATCGGAGCAAATGCAGTTAAAGCGGGACATACCGTTATACATTATACATTGGAGCTCAATGAGAATTATGTAGGCCAACGTTATGATTCAGTATTAACCGGTATTAATGCTCAAACATTAAAACATCATCAAGATGCGGTTGAAGACAAAATGAAAACACTTCGTGGTGATTTGATTGTAAAATATTTCCCAACTAAGTCAGTAGGCGTAATGGGTCTTAAAGCCCATTTAGAAAAAACAATCATGTTAGGTAATAAACCAGCATTAGTTATTGTGGATTATGGCGACTTGTTGAAGATCAATACAAAAAAGGATAAACACGAGGCATTAGAAGAGCTGTACGAGGAGTTAAGAGGTATGGCAGGTGAGTATGACATTCCTGTATGGACCGCATCACAAGCAGGGAGAAGCGCCTTAGAAGACGATATCATTGAAGCAGATAAAATTGCATCATCTTATGGTAAAGTAATGGTTGCTGACTTCTTGATGTCACTTTCTAGAAAAGTTGAAGATAAGATGTCAGGTACAGGTAGAGGACATGTTATTAAGAATCGTTTTGGCCCAGATGGCATTACATTGCCAAGTAAAATTAATACTAATAATGGTCAATTCCAGTTCTTCGAACCACAAACAACCCAGGGTAAACAAACTACGCAAGTTATGAAAACTGGGGAGAATATCGTGAAGAAAAATTTAGCTCAAAAGTTTAAAGATTTGGGTGGAACTTTAGGATAAAATGATATTTATTTTAAATAAGGTCCGGGTAGAATTGCCCGGCCTTTTTTTGTCTAAATACATTAAGTTATTAATATTATAAAAAGGAAATTGATGCCAAAATTATTTGAAAATCGCATCCCATTTAAACCATTTGAGTACCCAACATATTACAATGATGGTTGGTTACTACAAATGCAAGCATTTTGGTTGCATACTGAAATTTCGATGCAAGGCGATGTTAAAGATTGGAATGAAAATTTAACACCTGCTGAAAAGAATCTGGTAGGAAACATTTTATTAGGATTCGCTCAAACAGAATGTGCTGTGTCAGATTATTGGACGGGGATGGTTACTCATTGGTTTCCAAAACATGAAATCAAACAAATGGCAATGGCATTTGGATCACAAGAAACAATTCATGCAACTGCTTATTCATATCTAAATGAAACATTGGGATTAGAAGACTTTGCGGCATTTTTGCATGAACCTGCAATTGCACAAAAGTTTGAGTTCTTAACAGCAACATCATCTGATTATACATATGAAGATTTAGCTACGAATCCTAAAGCACGCGAAGAAGTTGCTCGTTCATTAGCAATCTTTTCAGCATTTGCAGAAGGAGTATCACTTTATTCATCATTCGCAGTATTATATTCATTCCAGATGCGTAATATGCTTAAAGGTATTGGTCAGCAAATGAAATGGTCAGTTCGTGATGAATCTTTACATTCTAAAATGGGCTGTCAGTTATTTAGACACATGTGTGAAGAGTATCCTGAATTAAAAGATGCAGTTAGATCACAAGTTGAAGAGGCTGCTCAATTAATGGTTGAAATGGAACTCAACTTCATTAACAAAATGTTTGAGATGGGTGATTTAGAAAATTTAAAATCAATTGACTTAAAAGAATTTATTAAGAAAAGAGCTAATGAAAAACTCATTGAACTTGGATATGACGGAATTTTTCAATATAATGAAAAGAAAGCAAGTCAGTTAGATTGGTTTTATCATTTAACGGGAGGACATACTCATACTGATTTCTTTTCCGTACGACCTACGGATTATAGCAAAGCAAATGAAGGTGAGGATTGGTCAGATTTATGGTAACAAGAAAAGAAACAAAAATGAAAAATTTTGGAGACGACTTAGGTTGGGAATTAGGAGTGGATTATCCAGAATGGGGTAACACTGAAATATACGTTAAGACAATTAGCAAAGGTTACTTATTAGCCGGCGAAACACCTAAAGATGCATATTGGCGAGTAGCTACACGTGTAGCACAACGATTAAATAAACCGCAACTTGCAAGTAAATTCTTTGATTATATTTGGAGAGGTTGGTTAAATCTAGCAACTCCAGTATTATCAAATACAGGAACTGATCGTGGATTACCAATTTCATGTTTTGGAATTGATGTAGCAGATAGTATTGCTGATATTGGCTCTAAGAATTTAGAAATGATGTTGTTAGCAAAACACGGCGGCGGTGTTGGTATTGGTATCAACATGATTCGTCCGGCAGGTAGCAAAATTTCACAAAATGGTACATCTGATGGTGTAGTTCCATTTGCTAAAATCTATGATTCAACAATCTTAGCAACTAACCAAGGATCCGTTCGTAGAGGAGCATCATCTGTTAATTTAAACATTGAGCATGCAGATTTCGATGATTGGTTGGAAATTCGAGAACCAAAAGGCGATGTTAATCGGCAATGTCTTAATTTGCACCAATGTGTAGTTGTATCTGATAAATTTATGCGCAAAGTAGAAGAAGGTGATCCTGAGGCTCGACGCAAATGGGGTAAGGTACTTCAGAAACGCAAAGCTACTGGCGAACCATACATCATGTACAAAGGCAATGTTAACAAACAAAACCCAGATGCATACAAACAAAATGGTTTAAAAGTTTACATGACAAATATTTGCTCGGAGATTACACTACACACTGATGAATCACATTCATTTGTTTGTTGTTTGTCATCACTTAACCTAGCAAAATATGATGAGTGGAAAGATACCGACTTAATTTACACAGCAACCTGGTTTTTAGATGGTGTACTTGAAGAATTCATCCAGAAGGCGAAGAATATGCGTGGATTTGAAAACTCTGTTAGAAGTGCTGAAAAGGGCCGCGCTCTAGGTTTAGGTGTTTTAGGATGGCATACCTATTTGCAACAAAAAGGAATGGCATTTGAAGGATTACCTGCCCAATTCGAAACACGTAAAATCTTTAGTCAAATTAAAATTGAATCAGAAAGAGCTTCACGTGATATGGCAAATGAATATGGCGAGCCATTATGGTGTGTTGGAACTGGTATGCGTAATACTCATTTAAGAGCAATTGCACCAACAGTATCAAATAGCAAATTATCAGGTAATGTTTCTGCTGGTGTTGAACCTTGGGCAGCTAATATCTTTACTGAACAAACACTTAAAGGTACATTTATTCGTAAAAACCGAGAACTAGAAAAAACATTCCGTAAAATTGGAATCAATACCAAAGAAACATGGGATAAGATTCTTGTAGATGGCGGATCTGTTCAAGATATTGCAGAATTAGATAATTGGGGCTATGTTGCTGGAAAATTGATGCAACGAGATGAAATGCCAGAAAATACAATTGCTAATAACGAAGTTGATTGGGTAAAAGATGTATTCAAAACATTCAAAGAAATCAATCAATTAGAACTAGTTAAACAAGCAGGTATACGTCAGCAATATATTGATCAATCAGTTTCATTGAATTTAGCATTTCCATCACAAGCTTCACCAAAATGGATCAACCAAATTCATATGGAAGCGTGGAAACAGGGAATTAAGACACTTTATTATATGCGAACCGAATCAGTATTAAGAGGTGATATTGCAATGAGAGCTACGGATCCAGATTGTTTAAGTTGCGATGGATAAAAGGTTGGATAATACAGATATATTCCTTATATTAAAATAAGAAACAAGTTATATGACAGAAAAACAACGACAAAATTTAGAACTAGTAAAATCTGGTTTTGCTAATGGTATTTCCACGCAATTAGCTAATAAACAAGCTATCGAAGGACCTGATGCTCGATTAACTGACGATGAGAAGCAGCATATTATTAAAATGGCAGCATTCTATTATGGTGAATTTCTTAAAGCATTAGGAGTAGATTGGGAAAATGATCCAAATTCAGATAATACACCTAAACGAGTAGCAAAGGCATATGTAAATGACTTATGGAAAGGCCGTTATGAGCCAATGTCTGATATTACCTCATTTCCAAGTGATGGTTATGATGGCATTGTATTTGAAGGCGGTATTCCATTAACAAGTATGTGTTCACATCACCACCAAACTATTGAAGGATTAGTTCATATTGCATATATTCCAGCAGAGAATGGCAATGTAGTAGGTTTGAGTAAACTCAATCGTGTTGTAGAACACTTTGGTAGACGAGGTGCTATTCAAGAACAATTAACAGTAGCAATTCAGCATGCAGTTGACGAACTTATTACAGACAATAAAGGTGTTGCTGTAATGATCGAAGCAACTCATAATTGTGTATCATGTAGAGGTGTTAAGCATCGCGGTGCATCAATGAAAACAGCAAAACTCACCGGAGCATTTTTAGAAGATGGTAATGCTCGTTCAGAATTTTATCAATTTGTAAAAGGTTACACTCATGGCTAAAAGATATATTTCGACAAAAGTATTTGATAACTATTCAGTGGCAATTCGCCAATGGAAAGCATCTCACTCCCATTGTGAATTGTTACATGGTTATGCATTGAAGTTTAAAGTATGGTTTGCATCTAACGAACCATTAGAAGAGAATCAACTTGATGATATGAATTGGATTGTTGACTACGGAGGCTTCAAGACTCCACCGAAAGGCAACGGTCTTAAGGATTGGATGGATCATATGTGGGATCACACAACCCTAATTCAAGCAAATGATCCATATCGTGATTTATTTGAATCAATGGCAATGGAAGGTATTTGCAAAGTACACTTCTTAGAAAAGATGGGTGCTGAAAGCAATGCTAAATTGGTATTTGACCATTTTAATGAAGTGTTATCTAAAACAGATGCAGGCCGTTGCAAAGTTATTAAAGTAGAATGTTTTGAAAATGACAAAAATTCAAGCATTTATGAAGAAACGGAAGCTTAAACCTGTTCCTCCAATTACAATAGGACCAGTCAGTCCTAGAATAGCAAAAATACTTATAGACGCCGATAACGAATATCAAAAAAATAGAAAAAAATGAAAACAGTTGAACCATACCTATCAGTTTATGAATATACCGGTAGACCTTCATCATATAATGGTATAGGCAAAGAAGTAAATGAAGCTGCTCAACGAGATGGTATCAAAACAGTTTGGCGTGATTTACCTGTAGATATGCAACGAGATAATTACAAACAAGTTGCAACTTATCCGAAATCATTCTTGGATAAGCATTTCGGCAACGACCCAGCTCCGCAAGCATATATGATCGACCAAATCTATCAAAAGCTTGTAGAGTTAGAAACTAAATTCAATTTATTAATTTATAAACTAGATAATCAACCTATCCATGTCGATACCGATGATGATGAATTACCTTTTTAACGTATGAAGAGATTAGAAGATTACACAAAAACATTACCAATAGTAGAATTGTACCGATGTGTGCAATCAGAAGGCAGTCGATTTGGTCGACCTACTATTGCAGTTAGAACTACAGGTTGCACCCATCGTTGCTATTTTGGCGAAGGCGGTTGGTGTGACTCTTGGTACACTAGTATTCATCCAGAAAAAGGTACCTTTACATTCCAAGATATTATCAATATTTATGACGAGAATCCTCATATTAAAGAAATGATGTTAACGGGAGGATCTCCGACAATGCACCCAACATTAGTTAATGAGTTAACACATTTTGCGCATGAAAGAAACATTCTTATCACAATCGAAACTGAAGGATCGCATTTTATTGAAACCGATTATCCACTTGGTCTTATTAGTCTCAGTCCTAAGTTTGGTAATAGTGTTCCCGTTGTGGGTGTTGCTACACCGCAAGGGACGATTACGGATGAGAAGATGGTTCGTCAACATAATAAGCTTCGTCTCAATCACGAGGCAATAAATAAGATGATATCATATCACACTGACTATCATTATAAGCCAGTATGGGACGGTACCGAAGAAAATTTGCGTGAAATTGAAGATTTCCGTTTGCATCACGCAATTCCAAAGCATAAGACATATATTATGCCCGCCGGCGACACTAGAGATGAATTAATTAAAATGTATCCAATTGTATTTGATATGTGTGCTGAAAAAGGTTATAACATGACCGGAAGAGACCATATCATTGCATTTGACACTAAACGAGGAGTATAATGAATTACGTAATCACAACGACATTTGGAAATGATGTCAAAATAACATATAATATAGTAAAATGAAACAGATCTTATATTTTACAGCAACATGGTGCGGTCCATGTAAATTATTAAAACCGAAAATTCAGGCATTACAAAGCAAACTGCCAATTACTATTTTAGACGTAGATACCAATACAGAAGCATGCGGCAAATATTCAATTCGCAATGTGCCTACAATTGTTATTACGCAAAACGGTCATGAAATTAGTAGATTAGTAGGTAGTAATATCACTGAACAACGTATTATAGAATCATTTAATCAATAAGGAATAAGTTATGAATTGGAAACCAATTGGAGATCAAGTACTCCTAAAACAACTAGAAAAACAAGATAAAACACAAAGTGGTATCATTATCATGAATTCATTGGATGATTATATTG